TACATTTAATTTAGCTTCATTTAGTGCCGCAAACGTAACATCAGGCACACTTAATAATGACAGATTACCTTCACCAACATTAATAGTAAAAGGTGATGGTTCTTCAGCAGATGGTCAAATACAATTAAATTGTTCACAAAATTCACATGGTGTTAAAATTAAATCTCCTGCACATTCAGCAGGTCAAAGTTATACTTTAGTATTACCTACGTCAGTTGGCACAAGTGGACAGGTTTTAGCCACAGCAGGTTCAAGCACAAACCAATTATCTTGGATTGATGCAACAGAAACTAAACCAACAGTAGCTAATGTTTCACAAACAATAGCTCCTGCAACAGCTACAACAATAAGTATTACAGGTACAAACTTTGTATCAATACCACAAGTAGACTTTGTTAATGGTTCTACTGGTGCTGTAACTA